TGCTCTAGCAAACCAGTATAAGAACAGCCCTGAACTTCACCACACATCCCCATTACAGGTTGAAAAGTTAGTGCGCCGTTAACATGAATGTAACCAAGACTTCCGACCATATCCAATTCATTGTCATCTTCCTCTTCATCATCTTCCATGTTATCTTCAATATCGTCTAGAATACCAAGATTACGATGGTCTAAATATGTGAGGAAGTTATCTAGTGTAGATGGTAAAAGTAAATGTGGAAGGTTGTAAGCTGAATGAGTGAGCCTTAGTAGGCTTTGTTTCTTTGCCATGTAAGGCTCCTTAGTCATTTTCTAAATTACTAACACTGTCATCGTCTTCAGATGCAGAATTGGAAGTTCCTGATAACCCACCTGTTGCAGAGGCATAACCTTCACCGGAATTAGACTTGTAACCAGTCATGATTGTTTCATCAATAGGTTCATCCAACGGACGTTCTGGTACACCCATTCTACGATTGATTAGATTCAGAACAGGTCTGGTTTTTTCTACTAACCCAACAGCAGATACTCGCTGTAAAAACTTTCCAAAGTCATCAATATTCTGTTCATCGAAATCAGAGAATTTAATCTTTGGTAGTTCAGTGTCAGTCCATCCATTCATTGCAAACAACGAAGGGATAAGGTCATCGTTAATTACAGCAGCAATCTCTTTCAAGCGATATGAAAGGTGCAATGCCATAATGTTAGTTCTACCCTCTGACACAGAGTAATTATCAGCAGCGTTACCAGTGAGATATAGTTGTGAACACAACATTGCATTCAGAATATCCTCTTGTAGTTTTCTACAAATCTGAGGAACGTCATATGCTTTACCACCTTTGGATTCTAACAATTCAAACTTGAAGATTGGTTGCTTAGATTCTGGATCGTACATCAGTGGCATTACTACAGCAGACTGAGCACCGGAATTGATATTCTCACCAATTGTTTTGAAACTAGCTGCTACAGCCTTTTCTTCAGGGGAAGCATTTGGGTCAAGATAGCGAGGGTGAATACCAAAGCAAGGTAGACCACCAAGGTCACGAGCAATGCCAATAGATGTCTGATTCTGTAGCAACTCAAGACGTTTGTATGAGGTGTAAGCACCTTTTAGAATACTACGTCCTTCTGGATTCTCTTTTGTACTGTCGCAAGTAAACAAAAGGAATTTACTACGTGGGATTGTAATCTTACTTGTGCCGTTTGTTAGAAGTGTGTACTTTGCTGTATTTTTTACATTAGTTAAAGATTGTTCTACACCAATCAGGTCACGACCATCATCTGAAAATAACCAATTGGAAATTGTAGATTGACTTCTAACAGGTAGTTTACGTAACCCAACTAGGCCGTCATTAAATTTACTACCATTGGTACGTAAACGTCTACGGAATACTTTTTCATGGATTGCAAAACCGTATTCAAGGTAACTTGTTACTTCAGTAATGAAGCTACCCCAAGAATGTTCCATGTCATCAAAACATGTTTGAACAAACTTAGCACGTTCTTTCATTTCTTCAGAAGCGCCAACAGGGGCTTCTACGTTCCAGTCAACCCTGCCAATCAAAGTCTTGTATGCTAACAAGGCGGAAGCCACAGTTGCATCATTCTTCATTTCATTCACTACTTTAGTGAATTGAGGGAACTGGAATAAACGGTTTGCTTCTTCTAGGATTTGTTTGTTGCTTACTGTAAGCCCTGTTGTACCAGATTCACTAAGTTTAATTCTTGGAACCACAGCACCTTCGTCGGCTTGCAGATATTGTTGATTTAATTCTTCTGCCATATATTTAGGCTCCTTTGTTAAAACATAATACAATAAAACCCTTATTTGTCAATAGCAGATAAGGGTTGTACTGTATTAGATGGCTAATTACCAATCAATTGAGTTGTTGTACAACACTTGGTTTAGAATAATCAGGGATTACAAATGTTGGTATTTGGATTGATTTTGCAATCATGTTGAAAGCATCAGATGTTGCGTCAACCTGATCATCGTGACCGGAACGACCCCCATTAAATGACTCTAATTCCGTAAGAAATTGGTCATTCCAGTCCCCTCGAACAATCTTCACCGCACCAGCTTCTGCCATTGCAGCAAATGGAAGGAAACGTTGAATCTTTCCACTGTGACCACTCATTTTTGTACTTTTAGCTGCAATACCTTGTTCAGCTAATTGTCTGACGAAAAACATATTAGCGGCTGCGCCACCACTTCCTGTATCTCTGACAATACCCACAACACAATCATCAATACCATCTGCTTTTGCTGTATTAATAACTTCTTTTAGTACGCCATCTGTTAGTTTACGAAATCTGTAGGCATCCTCTACATAGTAGATACCCATTCTGTCCCTACTAATTTTGACCCCTGCAGTGTAATCTGGGTCTTTATTCGACTCAGAAGGTACTGTCGCTGCAAAGTCCCAAGCCCTAACTCTTGCTACAACATTAGCAGGTGGGTGTTCTACAATCTCACACCAACCTCGTTGGAAATACGAGGAAGCTATCTCTCTTGCATACCAACTACCAAGTAGTAGGCGTTCTCGTTCAACCCTATCCAGATTCTCTAAACGATCAAGATAGTCAGGGTTGCGCTTTATCATTACAGGGTTTGAGTAGATTGTTGCTGAAATAAATGTATAGGTTTGTGGCTTTACAGTAGGCCCACACTTATCTATAATTTCTTGAGCAGTATCGCCAAATACGTAGTCACCGTTGTATTGGGCATAGTATCTTTCCTTTCCTGATAACTCAGGAATAGGGATACCAGTATCTTGATCTAAATAGGGTTGTACAAATTTTAGTAAGAAACTTTCCCTCAAGGGATTACAAGTGCAGACAAGGCGATGTGGACCTTTTGCTTTAGAACGAATACGTGATTCAAGATAACTTACTTGTTTCTGTGAATGCCATTGAGCTTCATCGAAACACACAAACGAATATTGCTAAAATGTTCAAGGTAGTTCGTTATGCTACCTCCGCTTTATTCAAGCTGCTATATGTCACCATATAGATCAGATCATATCTTAATACTAACTACAGTAGTATTGCTTCCGTTTCGAGTCACTTGACCCTACGCCTTGCGGCTGATCGTTGCACGTTTTATCTGTTAGATAACTTCGATCAGGATTGTCTACTTGAGAGGTTCCCTGAATTAGAAAGCTGTTTTTAACGTGGAGGCCAATTTAACCACCATCGAAGTTTTTAGTATCAGCGTCAGACTGACACACTTTGAACTGAATCTGTGCTCCACTTGGAAACACAATTACTAAGTGAGGATGCTGTTTTGATTTAATACCAAAAGGTGCATATAAATCAAGAGCTTCCTGCCATAAGCCGCCGGATTGAAGTAGTTGGGTAGATGACTGGCGGACAAATACACCCCTGAAATGTGGGTCATGTATGAATTGTAAACAATATAAAAGTGCTAAAAAACTTTTCCCGGAACCTGCCGGTTTGTTATGTGATTCGCTAAATCACTCTTACATTACTGTAAGTGTCGGACTATATCTTAAAGGGTGTTCTCACCCTGTCTCATCGTTTCAGCACCGCTTGATGCTTACTCTACTCCCTTCCACTAAAAAGTGTGGTTTCGATAGTCTCTTGGCATTTTGATTAGCACAGGATTACCCTCAAAAGAGGGCTTCCCTGTTTAGATGAGTGTTTTTAACGTGGAGGCACAGGAATTTCAACCACCACCATAAATACAGAACTTACTTGTGTTCTGTAAGAACATTTGTTGTGTTTCACTGCACGGGCCTAACTTTTTTGTTTCTTCCATTTATTCTCCATGATTTTCAGTATAACCAGCACCTTGTTTATTTAATTCAAGAATCATTCTTTTTCTTGATTCAATAGCTAGTGCTTTTGCTGTATCGTATCCGAATCGCTTGATAGAAAAGCATTCCGATTTATCTTTACCGTCCAATGTAGATACCTTAGCAATCCAATACCCATTAATTGACTCGTATACACCTGTAATGCCAGATGAATTATTCTTGAATTTTCTACGATTTCTTGATTGCAATTTCCTTGTAATCCACCGACAGTTATCTTTGCAATATCCTGAGTTATTATCTAATCTATCTAACGTGTATTCATCGGATGGTCTATCACCAACATCTTTTACAAATTGAGCAAAATCTTCAATCCACTCTACACACATAGTAATACCCCTGCCACCATAGTTAGGGTATGCAGGATCATTGGTGTTATAACACCTGTCCTTAATGCCTGTCCAAATCCCGTACAAATACGTTTTATGTGACATACCATGTGTTCTAGTGGCGGTGCTGACATTTAGTGCAGCGACTTCTTTCTGCAGACATCCACAAGAGGTAGTGTTACCATAACGTAAGTCTTTACCGGGTATCTTAACCTCACTACCACACTCACATTTACATAACCATACAATACTATTTCTACGTCTTTCTTCGCATTGATCTATGACCAATAGTCTCCCAAATCTTTGACCTAGTAACTTTAAGGCGGAAGGCATGCTCTCTCCTGTACCAATTAAAATTACAGTTTATCATATACGTTCCTTTTGTCAATAGATACAAAACAAAGCCCCTTGTTAAATCATTAACAAGGGGCAAATAACTAAGCAAGCTCAACCACGCTTCCTGTTAGCTTACTGACATTGCAAAACCAATGCCCTCTCCACACTCCATGTCACCGACTGACAAGGAAAATTAATATGTTGGTTCCCAATAACTGAATCGAACAGATAACACTTGATTACAAAACAAGGATTTTACCAGATTATTTATAATCACTAATTGGGAATTGTCGGATTACTTCTTTATGATATAATTGAAATGGTTATTGTCAATAGTTAACTAACAGTGTTATACACGAATAAAGCCCGCGTGGGGCGGGCTGGTCGCGTTATCAGTTGTAAATTGCGTTGTACGCTTCGCCGAAAGGCTCAACAATCACTCCGCCGGATGCTACGCGATTGTCCAGATACGCCATCCAGTCGGCAAAATCAGACGTCAGCATTTCCAACGAGCCAGTTGATTAATTCTTTGTCGGCGCTGCGCCGGTTAGCTTAGACAGGTCGACGCCCCACCCTGTGCTAAACGCGTTATACGTTGTATTCTGGCCATCTGTGGTGTACGAAACATCGGCGTATGACGGAACATACAATGCGCTGGCGATTGTGTTTGTTGTCGCCTCAAAAGTGTTGGAGTCTATCCTAAGCGTTTCGTCGTTTGCGCCAGATCGGCCGTATATTGCCATCCAACTGTATGAGCTGTTGGACGAGCCAACATAAGCAAAGCGATTGTTTCTGACAATTGCTGGCGCGTACAAGCGTTCAAAATAGTGGTTGCTGGCGGTAGAACACTGGAAATAATTATTTTCGAGAATTATGCATTGTTGTGGCTCATCGACTGATGACGCCCCGCCGATTCTGTGTCCATTCCCCCTCAGTTCGGTGTTTCTGACCGTTACCTGCTTGCCGCCTTGGTCTAGATAGATTTTGTCTGTAACCAGACATTCATCAATTAACAGATCGTATTGAGCCGCACCCGGTGAGACTTCTTGAAATCCTTTCACACTACACCTCTCCCATACAGTTTCGCCGTTATTGACCGTCACATATTCTGGGAAAAGACTTTCACGAAAAGCAACCTTGAACCCATATCTAAGATTCTGGGTGTACATATTTCCGAATACGGAAACAGACCTGACTCCCTGCAGAAGGTTGTTTGCAACGGCACACTGGACGTTTTCAAACTTATTCTGGATGAATTGATCGTTTGTCATTTCATACAGCACGACCGCCGTCATCATCCCACCGATATCTGGAATGGCAATATTTCGGAAAGTGTTGTACTTTATGCTATTTGCGTTGATATCCGGCTCTAGATGGATTGCCCGGCAGGTGTTGTAGACCCTCACACCATCAAATATATTATTGCTGCCAGACACAATAACAACGCCTGCCCGAAGTGAGGCGGCATTCTGTATTCCGTCTGCATCGTGACCGATTTCGATGTTTGAAAACACGTTATCGCTTGACGAGTCCATATATATGCCGTCGCCAACATTGTTGTTCTTATAGAGCTCGCCATTGACTGTGAGGTCGGCAGTGCTGTAACTAACCGCACGCTTATTGCCACAATTTTTAACCAGGAACGAATCAACAGTACATCCACTGGTGTTGTACAACATCAGCCCGTAGCCGTGGAGCTCTTTGACTGTCACGTCACGCATCACGATGCGGGTGCAGTCTGTAAATCTGAACGCAGACCCGTATGAAACGCCTGCCGCTGGCGTGTTGGGTATGTTGGCCTGGTTCTGCTTATTTCCGTCAATAGTTAGACCAAGAATCGTTACCGTCTTTCCGGTCGCCTGTATCGTTTCAAATCTGCTGGCAAACGTCCGGTTCTCTTTCCATTTGAGTGTTGCGCCATACCCAATAATTACGGCACCATCAAGAGGGATGGTCAGTCCGGACGAAATAACGTATACACCTCCGGGTCTGAGAAATATTTTTTTACTCGCAGCAAGTGCGGCATTGATCGCGCCAGTATCGTCCCCGGTGCCGTCCCCCTTCGCTCCAAACATATTCACGTCAAGCGCCTGATATATGCGGTCCCACCTTCCAGCCCCAGGTGCCGAGTTGGGAATAATCACCGTTCCGCCGTTGTCTGCCGCTGTGCTCGATCCGTTCCAGCGGAACACCCCGCCACCACCATCACCGGCAGCGTAATAGCCCAGCACCTGAACGGATGAGAATTGCCCAGCAGATAGCGCCTTCAGGTCAGCAATCGTGTTGACAATCATTGTCAGATGACTTAATTTTAACCCACCATCATCATCTACAGGTAACCAATCAATTGGTAGTGTTCCTACCACTTCTTGATTTGTACCACTTAAAACAATTTCCCCGTTAGAATTAACTGGGAATCCTTGTTGATATTTTGTCATTATTAAACCTCTTGTATTTTACCAGATTATTTATAATCACTAATTGGGAATTGTCGGATTACTTCTTTATGATATAATTGAAATGGTTATTGTTAATAGCCTTACTAAACAATCAAGCTTGTACCATCTTGAAACTTGATATTAATAACTCCATCGAATCGTTGAATCGCTGATATAATGGTTTTACCTACTAATAACTCAACAAAAGATTTATAACCGTCGTACACTTGCTTATTATTCATAAACCCCATATTAGTGTGGTCGTAACTATACCA